TTCTTCTGCTGTCAAGTCACGCTTCTCAGCGGTTGCAACATCAAGAATCTTCTTTGCGGCTTCCCACGCTGTTGCGCGTTGTGCCATTTGTTGTTCAATGAATTGTTTCATGATTTCTCCATGAGTAGTAGTTGATTGGGTGGTGCGCAGGAAATTGTATTCCGATGGCGCGGGACGCTGACCAATCTCTAGTCGTAGCGGGACGCTTACCGACAGAATGAACTATAGACGAGAAACTAGAAAGTTTTCAACAGTTCAAGTTTTTTCGCCAACAAGTTCACACTATGAGGAACTTGGGCTGGTTCGGCACGAAGTTTACTGACCGCACTCGACAACAGTTCAGCCGATTCATCCGACAAAGTATTGCCAGATTCAAGCATCGTGATCGCCTCAGCGAGCTTGTCTGCGTCAACACCTGTGCGTTCGGCAAGGATGTCAAGAGAACGAACAGTTGCCGAGGTTGCCTTGTAGGCAGGGAAGCCTGTCACGACCGACACTTCATGCAAACGGACTTGGCGTAGTTCGCGGGTCATGCCATCATCTGACCATTTGTCTCCGCCTGAAGGAACGGAGAACCCGAACGACATCGAGTCAACATCGCCGCGTTGCATAAGAACGCTCAGGTCACGGCCGACGGTTGTGTCTGGCAGATCGGCGTTCACCAACAATCCTCGTGAATCTTCTTCGAGTCGCAAAGTCTTTGACCGTGTCGAAGCGAGAAGCATCGACGAGTCATGGTTCATGTACATCTTGATTGTGTTGCGACCTTTCAACGATTTGCGGAATGCACCTGGTGCGATTCTCTCAATGAACGGCAATGGTTCGGAGTCTGAGTTGAAGACTGCTGCGTAACCTGTGAATGACATTCCTTCACCTGTTGGACCTGCGCGAAGTTCAAACTCGTTGACATTGATGCGGCGTGTCTCAACCTTGTTGTCTTCCATGCCTGGAATGTTAGCAAAGTATTCAGTCTTGGCGCGATGGAACGAGAACAATCCTCGTTCGTCTTTGATCTGGTTTGCTTTGCGTTCGAACCAGTCTCGTGCCGGTTGCGGGTTGAGTGGGTTGATTCCCCACAGGTAGTGTGCGACCGCACCCGCTCCAGGGAACTGGTCGTTGCTTGCGTCGGAGTTCTTCGGTGCGTCTAGGTCTACGGCGTGTCGTTGCGCCCATGCGTTGGCTCGGATGACTTTGTCTTCCGTGATGTCGCCTCTTGCCATGTCTCGTGCTTCACGAACGGTTCGATCGACCAGCCCTTCACCCGCAAGACCTTGACCGTAGTAGTCCAATCCTTTTCGTGCCGCGCTACGAATGTAGACAGGTATCTCAAGAGATACCTGGCGATCTTCTTCATGTGGTTGCCATGCGTTGCAATAGAATCCGCCGTCGACATAATCATCCCACTTCGTACAATACGCTTTTAGATTGTCGCCTTCGCCTTGCACATTGTCTTCGTCGTAGAAGTGACAGTTCCCGCAAGCACGACCTTCAGGAACATCATCCGACAACGCTGGTCGATAATTGTCAGGTAGCGCACGGTCAGCCGCCGAATGCTTCGGATGATCGACATGCAAGAGATCGTTGTCGGTGATGTAGGCAGGATTCTCAGGACGACCAACACGACTCAAATACATGAACGCATTCACTCGCGCCATCGCCCATTGCGCACGGCCAATACCAGGACGATGCGATGTCGAGTAGGCACCAGCTCCGCGACGATACACAGACTTCAACACACCGAGCGTGACACGAGTCCATACAGGACGATTGTCCGCATCCATCTTCTCGTTGTGATCCCTCACCTTGTTCTTCAACGCCGTCTCGGTTGCTTCATTTATTTCTATCCCACCTTGCTTACCCGCAGCCGACCCAGCAGGGTTCTTGTCGCTACCTGTGATCTGATCCTTCGGTGGTGCCGGTGCGCGTTCACCACCAGGTTCCATGTCTTCGGCGATAGACACCGCAACCATCTGATCAACCGCATCTTGTTTCGTTGCGTGGCATCCGATCACTTCACCATCTTCTTTGATGGTTGCCCATCCAGAACAGTCTGGTGATTTGTCGGTGATGAAGTAAGGCATTACGGCGTGATCAATGTAAAGGAAACTGAGTGACCTGATTTGCTAGATACTGCGTACATGCTTTCACCTGGATATATAACAAAGTCTTCTGATGCGCTTTTCGGTAACGCATGACCAGTAGTTGTTGTGACTGTTGCGCCGCCGACAAATACTGTGTCGGTGTTGTCAAGATTGCTGATGTGCAAAGTGCCTGGGTTTACTCCAGCATGACTGACAAGTATTGCGGCTGTTCCGACCGCGATTGATCCGTTTGTGATTGGCATACTGTTACCTCAGAGCATCAATAATAGTTCAGCTTCGTCATCAAGAATACTGAACGCGATCTCTGCTATGGCTTGTGATGTCATTCCGCCGAGAACAGTTGACGAAACCGCATACCGTTTCTTCGGCTCGATGACAGGAACCTCAACTGGTGGCAACTCGACTAGCGGTTCAATCTTCTTGCGTGGAGTTGTTGAATAAACTCTGCGACCGCCAGACGGTGCAGGTGTCGGCTCAGGTGCTGGTGGTGTCGGTATCGAGTCGACCGTGGCGACAAGTCCGCCAAGGCTCGCTGTTGCGACTGCGTCTTGTTCGACTGCTGTGATTGCCGAAGCGACAAGTCCGCCGAGGTTCGCTGTTGCTGTGGCTGGTAGTGCGACTGTGGCAGTGGCCGAAGAAGCAAGACCGCCGAGAGTTGCTGAGGCTGTTGCTGGTAGGACAACTGTTGCGGTCGCCGAACTGGCAAGTCCGCCGAGTTGTGCTTCGCCTGTTGCGTCGGTTGTGACGATGACTTGTGCGACTTCGGCGACAAGTTCACCGAGAGAAGCCGAAGCGGTTGCGAAGTGTGTGACGCTCGATGTCGCGGTTGCTGATAGTGCGCCGAGTGTGGCTGTGCCGGTCGCGGTTGTGATGAACTGTCCGCCGTCAAGAACATTGGCACCGTCAAGTGTTGAGGTGTTAAGAATGAACGCTGATGGTCCGTCTAGACCGTAGGTTGCGTCGTTCAGTTCGCTCGTGTCGAGCAGGAATCTTCTGACCGCCATCGCGGCCTACTAACTAGCGACGGTCAGAGATGCAGACAGGTTGCCTGATGAGATTGTGTAAGTGTCACCAGCGGTATATGCGTTGCCTGTGATCGTGCCAGAGAACAAGAAGTTCCCTGCCGAGATGTTGTCCCAAGCGGTGAAGTGTGTTGCGTCTTGCGAACCTGCGATGTTTGTCCACGAGATATCTGCATCCGATGCGATCGCACCAGTTGACGCGGCACCGAACGAAACAGATTTGCGTGTCGTCTCGGTCGCAGCATTCGAAGTGCCATTCGCACCTGGATCACCGACATGAAGTTTGATATAGACCTGTGCGACGGCGTAGGAAGTGTTGTTGCCGAGCGCGTCAAGGAACGAGTTGCAAAGATAAGCGGATAAACCTGTGGCCATTACTCTTCAACCCTTTCGGTGATTGTCAAGATTCTACCGTCAGCGTCACGCTCGACTGTTCGCACGGTCGGCTTGTTCTCTGGAACATTCACACGCACCACAGTCTCAGGAACATTGATGACAGGTGCAGCGACACTCACATTCGCCGGTGGAACATTGACGACAACTTCAGGCATCGTGACATTCACATCACGCTGGTTGACATCGTAGGTTGGTGCTGGTTCGGTGACTTGTTGCAACAAGACTGGTGCGACGCCTGTGTGTGCGATCGGATCGATGTCGAGTGCTTTCAATACCGATGCTGGTTCGAAGCCTGCGTTGATGAGGCGTTGAGCCATCATTGTTTTGCGGTCAAGTTCTGTGAGTCCAGCCGCAGCGAGATCGACATTGGCGAGCGGAACACGGTAAGCATCGCCGCCATCGGCAGGTCGAAGATCTTCGAAGCGTCGCACATCGTTGATTGACAACCAGCCCGCTTGCAGACCTGATGAGTATCCGGCGACACGAGAACCGAAGTCGCCTCGCATCAAACCATCAAGGTTGAACTTCATGAACGCGCCGTTGGTTAGAAGTTTGTTTGAGTAGCCGTCTTCGATCTTGGTGACATACGGTCGGAGTGTGTGCATCACGAAGTGAATGCCGTTCATCTCAACCGATGCGTATGCTTGCGCACCTGACTGGATCACACCAGCCATTGATGGCGGTACACGGAACGCACGAAGAATCTCTTCAACTGCGAACTGTCGTGATTGTAGGAACTGTGAATCGTCTGGTGCAACCGATGTTGTCGTGTACTTCGCACCACCGAACAGAATGCCTGGACGGTGTGAGCGTCGCAAACCTTTGTGACCTTCTTCGAATCCGTCAACAAGCGACTTCGCTTGTTCGCGGGTCAGGTTGCCTGGGAACTCGATGATGCCAGAA